GTTGGCTTGCACGGGTTCTGATATAGGTTTGCTAAAATCAATCACTGAACGATCTAACACTAGATCGCCAGGTGACGGAAGAGTACCATACTCCTCCCATTGGGATTCTACCCAATGTATAGCAATTTCATCTGAGGATGACGAGTACGAGTGTACTCTCAACAACTCAGACCAATCAGAACTGGATGTCTTTTTATTAGAGATCCTAGAGCAGATGCCGAGCACTTGGTGCACGTGCTTCTTTTTACAGAAGCGCGTTTTAAAACCAAGTTTTCGGTTTAAAATACCTGCTCTAACGTGGTCACGAACAAACCCTATTCCATCATGGATTTCCGTTTCAAAGTACGGAATTTTACGTATCTTTTGAATACGATCCTCGATGAATGAGGCAGATTCGTAATAACCTTGGTCCCAGAGGGCATTGGAATATGCCACCCAGGATTCAAGGGTACCAACATCGAGACGATTACACCATACGGTACTTAATTTAGTGGGGGTAACATTGACGCCTTTAAAGGCATCAACCCCACAGGATTCTCGAAAGGATCCTGCCGTACAACACTTACCTTCATTCAGTTTTAGACCAAACTTAGGTAAATGTTCCATGATAGCAGCATGGTCTTCGCTGCTACATATGATGTCATCGCCATACACGTATATTGTGTCCCTCGCTTTGAAGAGGGATTCTTTTAATCGTGTATGATGTACAATTGAGACACAGAGAGCCCAGAAAATGAGCGCCTCCACGGGAAAGCAAACTGCTGACCCCATAGGTGCGAACTTTTCTAGCTGGACTTCTGTTCCATCAGGAAGCTTCGTGTGAGTGGATCTTGACGCTTTTAGCGCCTCGACCCAGTTGGCAGGAAATAGTCTTTCGACCAATTTCAAGCTTACACGATCAGAAGCTTCTTGCATATCTAACGTTGCCATCGACCCATTTTGGGAAGCCAACAACGCCAACTGTCCATTAATCGTTTGATCACTGAAATTCAGGTGACCGCGTGTTAGTGGATGGGATTCTAAATGAGGTACAATAATCCTCATTTGTCCCTGCTGAATCCATTGAGTTTCAACGGATTCGCATGATATGAGACGAGGACCCCTAGAGTCTTTAGGAACTAGCACCACTTTTGCGGTGTTTCGTTCTTTAACTCTAAGGGCCTGGATCCTATCTGTAGCGTCTAAAACGTGCGAAAGATTGAAGCAAAAATATTCCGTAAAGGGATAAAATTGCTCTATTGCCCAAGAATAACGCGTAAAATCGCGTTTTTCCCAAGCTCTTTCGCCCGTAGAAACGGTACCCGGGCCGTGTCTCGGAATAATATTCCGAGGACAAAGCTCAGACATAATGCGATGCACAAGAGTGCGAGCGCATAACGTGATAGGACTCGACGGATAGGTAGCAGAGGACTCAAACGTCCCAAGCTCCTTATCCACCGAAATAAACTTGCTGCAGACTTCTGCAGTGGTTTGTTCGTCATATGGTAGTTCTAATTTGTAAAAGACAAAACAGAGCTGTCTTAATTGTTTAAGGGCCATTGCGCACGCATCACTGCGTTCGCGGCCGTCTTCGTCGAAGACCAAGTTGAACAGCCACCAGCAAAATGCTGGGTACTGTGTTCGTTTCTTCTTTCTGAACGAAACGAATTGCAACTTGGAACCGCTTGATAAAGCTCTATCTATTGCTTTACCAAGACGGGGTAGAGTTTTTGTTAAGAAACTCATCCCCTCGGAGCGCACGCGGGTTTGAAACGTTTTCAAATCTCGTGCGTACTCGGCGTTGGCGACACTTGCAATAGCACCTACCACATCTGTGTGGAGGCGCTCGAAGAGGAGTTCATAGAACTCCAGGCTATTATTGGACTTGCTCATATGAGTAAGAATCCTTCCTAGCAACTTCTGGCGCATTCCATTACAGATGGTTTGCCCACCAGTCTTCAATCGACTTAGCTACGCGCCCTTCGGAGCGTGATATCCTTGATGGACATCTGTCCTTCTCGGACTGCATCCCGTTTGGCCTGAGCCTTAATGTCGCTTTTTATAGCTTCACATTCGGCAAGGGCCATCACCTTCTGTTGCCGCGCCCGGTCTTGTAAGACCGAGTACAGTTTCAGGGATAACGTACCAATTTCACCACATAGCATCTCATAGACTTCCCATGAGATTGCTGAGGTGACAGGTACGTCGGATTGCAGACTCGCAGCTTCCTTGATAACCGTCGCCCTTTCGGCTTCGGTCATAAGGTCGCCTGTGAGAAGTCTTGCATATCGATTACTAATAGTGTTATCTTCGTATTTTGGCATTCTGAATTACAACATATAGTTGTGGTTACAGACGTCATCACATGGTGATAACGCCTATTAGTTAGACTGGCATATTACATACGTGACCGCATGGTCTGCACCCTCATCGCCCGCAAGCGGGGATAGAGGATGTATACTTAATGGCGGCTACGATTCCTTATTGAGAAACTTGAGCATGTTGCCGGAGTTCTGGGTGAAATCAACCAGTTCGCCGACCATGTCGAGAATCTCAGCCTCAGTGACCGAAGTGGTCCCTACAGGGACGGAAACGACCATGTAGGCGGAGAGAGTAACCTTACCCAGATCTGTATCTGTATAGGTTTTGTCTCGCCGAACGAGGTGCCGCTCAACAGCGATGCCGGAGACCTTCGAGTCCTGATGCGAAATTCGCAAAAGGTCAGGAGTGACCACCGACGTTGCTGCAACGCGGCTTAGGGTTTCGTAAGGCTTAGAGGAATCGACTTCGTCAAAGACGACGTCTCCTCCAGCCCCACCGTATGTAGACGGGTTTAGCGTCTGTGGATATGAATATGCCATAGCTACTTTCTTCTGTAGTTGTGGTTAACATTAACACAATGGACCCAAGCAATGTTTGCTCGGTATAAATCCATCATGCAGGCATTAGTCATTTGACCAATGCCCTCGATTACGTCCTCCCGACACCAGGAGAGCAGCCGCAAGGCTGATCTCTTTAGGTGAAAAGGGAGAACCTATCAGCGCACCCTGCAAGTCAGGGACTGACAAAATGCGCTCGTAGGTAGTCTGGTTCAGATAACTGCAACTCGCCCAGGGGGTATAGTACCACCAGGACGATTGATATGCAGCTAAACGAAGACCATGCTCCTTGACGACCTTGACCTTCTGCGAACTGCAGAAGTCCTCGATCGTTACGTTGAGGTTTAGGTTATCTACCTTAAACCGTCTTAGGAACCCTCCTACATCGACTACCCAGTCGATTAAGAAGGTAAACGGGATCGCATTCCAAATTATGGAAGGATCCAATCGGACGCCAAAGGCGTCCAACCATCCCAAGATTTTGTTCTTAGTATCTAATACACCAGGCGCCTGATACGTATAACGCATAGTCGCTCGGTACTCCGGCAGTAACTCATAATAGCTCCTCCACGACGACTGTAACCTATGTAGGTTAGAGTATATGTCGTAAAAAGAGCCGGTATGATTTACCATCGTATCACCCCAATCGTCAACTCTTTCGTCAACGCCATCAATTGGCTTGTCGAAGTGACGCGTCTGAGGGATGCCTTGCCTTGCCCAGAGGTTTTCGAGGGTCTTCACAGTATTGTGAAGTTTATCCCAGATCCTCTGAATGTCGGACACAAATGGTGCCCACGCGAAGTTATAGTTTAAATAGCTCGAAGAAAGAGACTTTAGAGTCTTCTTCTCAAACTCTTTGATCAAAGTGCTGTTCGCAGCACCCTCATCGCCGAGTATTAGAGCTTTCATACGGTTCTTGCGCTTCCAAAATGCCGACGCTAACTGCCGAAAGTCTTTCAATTCCCAAATAAAATTAAGAATTGAAAAGTTATCGGGGTTAGCGCTTGGCAACATGGCGTTTACAGCTAATGTGTCGAAGTCACTCCAATCGGAGTTATTCAACGTAGCTGTAGGCGGTAGACCAGTTATACCCGCGCACTGATGTGCTAAGGTATTCTTGTCAACAATACACGTGAGGTAGGGGGTCGGGAGCGGTGACTCAAATAAGAGTCCACTGTCCGCGGTTACTTTCCTGCGTGTTTTAGTGTGCAAGCATGGACGAAAACGTCCATCCGTACCCGTCTCATAATTCATATCTCCACTTTGGACATATAAATTGCCGTCCGGACAATTCCCAGTTGAAAAACTGAAAGGATGCGTCGGATACTTACGGTAAAACACCGTAGGATTTGTGGCAAAATAAGGACGGATATAACTTCTCGATTTTTGCATAGGGTCTCAACG